CATTGGTCGAATATTAACGGCTTACATTACATGGAGGCAAAAGATTTACTTTGCCATGGATTCGGACATACAGGCGAAGAAAGAAGAAGAAGATCGCATTAAACGCCTGGGCAAAGTTGCTGAGGAATACGACAAGGACTTTGATAACAAGTTGAAAAACTTTCAAAAGCCGCTGGAAGAAATACCCGTGTTTTGGTACGACGAATGCGTGAAGCGTGGTTATATCAATGAATGGGGCGAGGGGGAAAAGGAAGCCTTGTGGGCTGAGGCTCAGGAAATGGCAAAGCAGGAAAAGCCTGACTCGGACAATATGATTGATCGCAAGAACCACATGAGGAAAATTGAAGAAGGAAATATGCCACGGGCCCGCGCACTTGCTTACAAGTTAGCCGTCTGGCGCAAGGTGTTGCTAAGATAAGTTTCATAATTTGGTTTTGTTTTAGTGGGGCATAGAAATTATGCCTCACTTTTTTTTAATTTATTTTTGTAAATATTTTTTTATTCAAATAATTATATATAAATTTACGTATTGAAACGAACGAAAGATATTTCACACAACAAAAACAAAAGATCATGACAACTTTAGAAATTAATTTAGAAAGAAACGAAAAAAATGTATTTTGGGCGGCTAATGATACTGCTGGTTGGTATGCAATTTCAAGGGATGGAATAAATATGATAACTTACTATGAAGGAAAATATACTTTCTCAATAAAAAAAGATGTAGTAAGATTTTATACTGAAAGAGGTTTTGCTAAAAGAATTACCCAACTTTTAAATAGAGGTTATTAAAATAATATAGGTGAACTAATGCCTTTCGTGAAAGTCGAAAACACTTGCAGATACCTGGTTACAGGCTAAAAACAGAAACGTGACGTAAAAATTAGTGACAGCTCGGAGAGACGGCAATTTTTTTTCCACCTTCAAAAACTTACCAAATGAATATTACAAAATACACCTGCAAATGTACCCTTGATAAAAAGCTGGGTCACTTTGTCCACGTTATCTTCTCCCACGGCTTCGGCTTGTATGGACAAACGTCACCGCATTCCCCTGAGGATAACATGGAGATCCACGGCTGGACATTTGAGCCGCATGACATTGACCTTGAATTATATCCACAAATCACCCGTTACAATCTCATGCCCCTTGTCGCGGAGAATGAAATAGACTGGGTAATACTTAACAATCAATCACTTTAAAAACAAACCAATGGAAGCTTTAAAAACCACATTAACCGACAACGCGCTTACCCGTTATTACGAGTTGAGAATCAAGTATCTTGAAGGCGAAAACGAAAGATTAAGGAATGAGGCGCGCGCCGACTTTTTAACCGTCTTAGACTTTTGGATTTACGCCCAGCGGACGATTGAAACTTATGTAATGTTTCACAAAGATTCAAATCACGATCACTACCTTGACATGATTAAAACGATACTACAAAACTTGGAATCACACAATGAAAAAATGCTTGATACAGGAATAAACAAACTAAGACTTGAAGTTATTACCTGTTGCAAAGAAGCGATTACCAAATGCCAACAAATAACCGCAGCAAGATGATTAACATACAAGACTTCGCGTTAAACGCCTCATTGACCATTTGCCCCAACCATATCGTTGAACCAAAGCACTTGCAAAAATGGTGGAGGGAAAAAGGAGTAGGCGAAATTGAAAAATACTTTTGGACTGGAAAGAAAATATCTTACGATCAGGAAATAGACTGGAAGGCAATAAGCGATTACAAGAAACAAATGTGGTACGATTCTCAAAATTTTCAAATTAATATGGGTCATGAATATTCTAAAAGGTAAAGTAAAATATACGGCTGGCAAAGTGTTCGAGGGTCAATATGGACCATCCATTAACGCCGTCATTTCATTAGACAACGGCACGGAGGCGCGCGTTTACGGCAAAGCCGACGACGAAAAATTGAAGGCTTTGAAAAAAGACGACGCCGTTACCGTTATCCACGACGGCAAAAGTTACAAAGTCGCATTTGACATGGTTACAGCGAACGAAATACCCAAAAAGGTACAAACACCCACCGAAGGCGCAAACGTGCAACAGGCGGCAAATGTACCCCCTAAAAGCAACGGTAAAATGACACTTGATGAGATAACCGAGAAAGCCACGCTTATGACCTCGGTGTATGCCGACATATTTCACCAGTTGCAAGCCTCTGGGCTTGAGCCAGCCCAAGCGCAACCAGCCGCCGCCACGATATTTATTCAAATAGGAAAATATTTTTAATCAATTTGGTACGTTTTTTCCCCAGCCTGTAAAATGGCTGGGGTTTTACCGCGCCGCAAAACAAAAGACATGACAGAATATGAACTTCAAAAATTAGGATTTAATCGAGTCTATTTAGATGAAAATTCAGATAGAATTGATAAGCCAGTAAATAGTAATAATATTTATTTTTTTTATGAATTGGAAATTGAAAATCTAATGACATTTCAATCTAATGGTATTGATGAACTTGTTTATAATGATTGGGTTGTAGATTTTTGTTTAAATGGAGACTTTGCTATGAATGGTTTTAAAATTAATTCATACGATACAGTTAAAAAAATAATCGATTTATTTCAAACTATAAAATTAAGATAACCATGGAAAACCAAGAAGAAAAAGAAACGTCGTTGGAATATTACGAAAGCAAAGTATCGCTTTTTATTATTCACAATAGAAGCGTTGACACAGGATTTTTGATTGATGCTTTAAACGAGGCAAAGAAAATGTATGCTGAGGAAATTGAAAAGGCTTTTAAAAAGGGTTATTCTCGAGGATACGTTGTACGCGCAAATTTAGGAACCTCTATATACAAATAACCATGCTCCTTCCAAAAAAATATATATCAGTCAGCCAAATCAACCTTTGGTACAGTGACCGTCAAAAGTACATTAATCGTTACTTTTTAAACCTTCCTGAGGAACCATCCATTTACATGGACTTTGGCAAACAATTTGCCGAGGATACGGAAGCGTTTATCAAAAACGGCATAATCATGGAAACCTTTCCCGATTTTTACATTGACAAAATACAAGGCTTCAAAGGTTTGGAGGCTGAGAAACCAATAAGCCTGAGTATTAACGATATTCAAGTCGTTGGTTATATCGACGCATGGGACAGGGAGAACAACCGCGTTATTGACTTTAAAACCTCAGGCAAACCGTGGACAATGGAGACCTTAAAAACAAGCCTTCAAATGAAAGTGTACGCTCTGGCAATGTTTGTAAATGGTGACACGATTCCCGAAAGCCAAATCAACTGGCTGGGAACAAAGAGAACCAAAAACGGCTTATCTTTTACGGGTGAAAGTTGTGAATTAAACCATACCTTTGAAATGGATGACTTGCTTAAAGCCATTGTTTTGATTGAGCAAACTTGCAAGCAGATAAGCGAGGTTTATAAAAGTTTTTTACACAGCCATTAAAATGGAAGCCATGACCGATGATTTGGAAAATGAATTGAAAAAAATAATGAAATCAGATACAAGGGGATTAAGGTTCAATGATGAAAAAATCAGGTACGATCTTATTCCCCCGTTGGCTCACCGTGAATGTGCCAAAGTTTGGACAAAGGGATTGGACAAATACCCAGCTGGAAATTGGGAAAAGGGAATGCCATGGAGCGAAGTTATCGCCTCCGCTTTGCGTCACCTTGAAGCCATTCGCCTCGGTGAGGATATTGACCCTGAGGACGGTTGTTTACACGCGGCACACTTGCAATGCAACGCGCAAATGTTGACCGAATATTATTTTACTAAACAAGATTTTGATAACCGTAAAAAATACGACAAATGATTTTAACCGACAAGACAATTAATGACGAAATTAGCGAAGGTAACATCGTTATTGAGCCTTTTAACCCTGAGAACCTTGGCACCAATTCCTACGATTTAACTCTTTCAAATACCCTGGTACTTTACACCGAGCGAGTGTTAGACGTGCGCAAGAAAAACCCATCTGCGCCAATCATTATTCCTGACGAAGGTATAATTTTGCAGCCTGGCATTGTTTACCTTGCTTCCACGGTGGAATACACGGAGACATTGAAACACGTGCCAATTATTCAAGGGAAATCAAGCCTCGGGAGATTAGGGCTTTTCGTCCACGTGACAGCAGGATTCGGAGACGTTGGATTCAAGGGGCATTGGACATTGGAACTTTTGACGGTTCAGCCGCTGAAGATTTACGCGGGAATGAAAATTGCGCAGCTGACTTATCAGGATATTTCCGAGATGCCAAATATTTCGTATGATAAAAAGCAAGATGCAAAGTATTCGAATCAAGGCAAAGATCCTGTTGCTTCAAAGAATTATTTAAACAAGCAGCCATGAATAATAAACAAATAACTATTTTATATAGAACACTGTCTATTATTTTTGGCTTAATTTCTTTAATTGCTGGAATTAAATTGCTCTATGTTTTTATTAATTGGTATTTTAACAAGCAGCCATGACCGACGAAGAAAGGGAAAAGCAACGAGCGTATGACCGTGAATATTATCGGAACATGCCAGCCTTCCAAAAGGATAAAAGAAGGGAGGCAACACGGCTGAGGAATAAAGACAATTATTGGAAGTTGACCGACGAAGAAAGGCAAATAAGAAAAGACAAAAGTCTTGCTTATTATTATGCGAACATTGAGGCATTGAAAATAAAAGCAAAAGCCTATCGAGAACGAAAATTAAAAAGTAAATATGAGTGACGAAGAAAAAAAGGCAAAGCGCGCCGCCTATATGGTTAAATGGAAGGCAAATTTAAACGTCTTTATAAAAGAAAGAAGGCGATTAAAAAACAATGAATACAGGAAATACGCGCGAACAAAATGGTCGCCCGAGTATTTAGAAAAAATGAGGGAACGAAATAGGATTTATTATGCAAAAAATAAGGATATATTATTAGCTAAAATGGCAATTTTTCGAGAAAACAAAAAAAAATCATGCTAACTGAAAACGAAAAGAAAAAATTGATTAAAGATGCCGCCAGCATCTTCGTTGCAGCTGGAGGTTTATTAACCTTGGCTTATGCCATTTACTTCATTGTTAACCTTGTAAAAAATTGGTACTAATGAGCAAATTTGAAATTAAGTACAATGACAAACGAATGATCATTGAAGCTGAAAGTGTGGAGAAGGCGCTTGAGCAATTCAAGGAATTAAAAATTGAAGTGAAAAACTTTGAGATTAGTATTTCAAAGTTTGGCGAATACAGGAAATAAGGTAAGTAGTAAGTTGTTAAAAGTGTTCTAATTCATGTCCGCGTCAAATGATGCGGACATTTTTTTTTATTTTATTATTGTAAATATTTTTTTATTCAAATAAATAATATTAAATTTACGTATTGAAAAAACAAAAACAAACCAAATGACAACTTTAGCAAAAACAACAGAAAACAACGCAAAAGTAAAAGCACTTAAAAAAATAGCTGAGACTAAATGGACTGGTACAACTATTCACACAAATTTGGACGCTTGTTTAACAGGAATAAATTTAGATAGTACAAATTCAGGATGCTATAAACCATCAGCATCAAGAATAGATGGATTAACTGGTATTTTTATGATTAATCAAGATGGTTCAATTTTTTGCGAAGCAAGAGTTATAAAACTAAGCGAAAAAGAATATAAAATAGAATATATGACAATGGCAGGATGGAATGAATTTGAAAATCTTTTTTGTCAATTTATGGAAGAAAACTAAAAAGAAAAAAGAAACGAGAGGGATTAAATGCCCTCTCAATTATTTACCAGTTTTAAAACCAATTTTATGAAAGACAAAATTATTGATTACGTTCCTCAGAACAAGCGGCTGCCATATCAGGTAGCCGCAGGCGTTGGCGTTGCCTTCGTGGTTGGGTTGATTTATTCCCCAATAAATACCCAATATCATTATACCTCATTCGTGCCAGTCGTTGAACGCGACACGGTGTATGTTCACAAAATTACAACGCTTACATTCCCAGCAAAGGAAGAAAAAAGCGAGGTCAATGAAAAGGCGTATGGCTCAAGGTCATACGGCTGGGAAATAAGGAAAATGAATATTCACGAATTAAGAAAAAACCTTGAAGGCAAAGGTTTCCGAAACCTTGATAAAATCGACTTATTTAAAATGCGTCGTATATGGCTTGCTTATTCCTATGAATCCATGCTTATGAACGTGCATCACCTGACCGACTTTCCTGTTTCAATGATCTATTCCTTTTTCATCATTGAGGCAACGACCTCAGGCGTTGAAACCGAACTTTGGAGAAAACACGCCAACGCTGGCGGCGTCAAGGCTTTGAAAAATCAAAAGTCGGTGACATACAAAACACGGGAGGTCATTCGCGGACGCGACAAGTATATCCGCGCCAAGTTCATGAGCGCAAGTACCACGGAAGAAGGCATGAAGCTTTGGGCAGGCGTTTTGAACTCAGGAAGATACGCGGAATGTAAAAAGGCAAATTACAAGATGAAAGGCATACAATTGTACGAAAGCATTTGTAAATGTGTTTACAAAAGCGGGTATCACACGGATCGCGATTATAAATTCCGTGCTTCGTTAATGGCTGAGTTCTGGGAGTTGAAAAAGAATCATTACCCATTGAAAGGCAAAAGAGATGAATTTTAAATTATTTTGCATTTATTTTTGTAAATATTTTTTTGTTTAAATATTACTTTGTATATTTACATATCGAAAGAAACAAAAGATATTTCACACAACAAAAACAAACAAAATGACAGCTTTAAATTACTCAGCACCAAAATCAGAATTAAGATCTTCTTTAAAGTCTTTAATGACTGTAAAAAATGACCAGCCAGTTATCTTCAAAAAAACCGCCAATAAGTTCTTAACAGAAAATGGCATTGAATTACAAGATGCTCCAATGGTTATTGTAAAAAATGGCATTTATTACCACCTTAACCACACATCTTACAAAGGTTGCAATGGAAGAAATATTGAAAATGCTTGGTACGCTCCTATAGTTGACGTACAGGAAGAAGTAACAACTTCACCAGTAAGCGCAAAAGAGGTATTTAATTCAATAAATTTCATTAACCCAACTAAAAACCATGTTAGCTCAGTTGGATCTTATGTTAGCGAGGCAAGATTAGACGCAATCGCAACAAAAGTAAGTGAAATTAAATCTTACCTTCCTGAGGGCTCATTGGCTCTAAATATTTTAACAAGCCAGTCAACATTTACCGATAAGCAACTTTGGGTTATTGCTTATGCGCTTGTAAAAACTAATTACCGCCCATCTGCCACAAAAAAAGCAGACAAAAACGAGCTACCAACACGCCGCTTAAAATATGTTGACGGCAAATTTTTCACCGAAGAAATTGTTTACGCTTAATATTTGTCACAGGGCAGCGCCCCCAGCTGCCCTTATTTTTTACACACAACAAAACAAAATCAAATGGAAAAGAATTTCACAAACACACAATTTAAATGGACATTCGAAAATATTTCGGATAACATTCCAACCATCATGCTTTTAACCATTATTCTAACGTATGGCATCAATGCCTACCTAACCGCCATTTTTCTCCCCATTGACTTTTGGCTTGCAATCATTGCCGCCAGTATTTTGCAACTCGGACGCTTTGCCGTTGTTTTCATGGATTTCTTGAATCCAACCAAAGGAAGGAGTACTTATCCGCCGAAGATTGCCCTGGGTGCAACCCTTGTGGCATTGGTTGAAATCTTCTTTGGCTTGCAGGAAAAGTACGAAGGCGGCGAATTTATCACCATGTTCCTTTTCGTGGGAACCATCGTTGTTTTCGGTTACCTGCTTGAAATCAACTTTGTTGACAAGGGCGTTGAAGCGTATGGCATCAATGTACCTGAGCCAAAGCCAAAGCGCAAAAGGAAACCACGCGTAAAGGTTGAGGCAAAAGAAAACAATGAAACCACGGGAACAACGACTAAAAACTTTGTATCTTCATTCAAAACAATAACACTTTGAGGACATTGATAGGCGTTGACCCAGCGTTAAGAATAAAGGGAATGGCGGTTTGCATAATTGCAGACCGCGCCATGATTTTTAAAAGGTATAAAAGGTTTGTCGATTTTATCGGCGACGTTATAACCTGGGTAACATACGAAAACCCGATTGTCTTAGTGGAAGATTCAAGCCTTCAAAATGTGACCTTTAATAATTCGATAAACCGCGCGATCCTTTCCCGAATGTCCCGCAACGTTGGCATGAACCAAGCCGCTTCCAGGATTGCTTACGAATGGATAAAGGAACATGACATTGAGGCGTACAATATTTCCCCTGAGGCAAAGGGCAAAAAGTTTAATAAAGACGTCTTTATGCGCGTGGTCGCAAGTGAGCGATTGAAATTTGAACCAGATTTTAAACCAGTCAAAATAAGTCAAGATGAAATCGATGCTTTCTTCCTTGCGCTTATGGCAAAAAATTATATGAAACATGGAAAATAAAGAAACAAAAGCAAATGAATCGATAAATAGGATTCTTTATATGGATAATTACACATCTGAGGGTCTTACAAAGCGCGAGTACTTTGCTGCAATGGCATTGCAAGGGTTGTTAGCAAATGACAGTGCATTAATTATAAGCAAAGTAATAGATGCTGTAAAAGCTGCAGCTGCTTTAATTGAGGAACTAAACAAAACAAAGACAAATGATTGAAAAAATAAAATCATTTCTTATTGAAATATGCATTTTTCTTGCATGTGGTATTTTAAAAGAACTAAACAAAACAAAGCAAGATGAAAAATAACGAATTAACAGACGGATTAACCAATGAACAATGGAAGGAAGCGCAAAGATGTTTTAACGCGCGCCCAGCTCCGATAAGATTTGCCGACACGGTAAATAGCAAACAATCGGTAATAAATTTTTACCTTAATCCTTTGATTCCTGAGACGATGCCCACCTATCAATCAATGAATAAGGAACGAATGGTAAGCATTTGTTACCAACTTTATCATTCAAAGGAAACCGATATTCTGAAAGAATCAGCCGCAAAGCTAATAAAACTTATAATTGATTGATTATCATTTGTTAAATTGTTGATGTGTATATCGGGGCTGGCATTTGAACCAGCCCTTTTTTTATTTAAAAGATTACCCCTTGCGTTTTCGCGTAATCCACCACCGCCCGAGCATGAGACAAAGCCAACGTATTTTGAAACACAGGGTCAAACATCATTAAAGCATCGTGGTAATTTGTAAAGAAGCCGTTTTCACTGAGTGCCGCTGGCATATTGGTTTGAGTAATAACAAAGAAGCTTTCTTCTTTATCCTTGTCGCCGTCCGTTGTATCCATGCGATACACCCATTTAGGGAAAGCCTCCTGAACCTCTTTGAAAAGAAACTCCGCGTAAATGTCCGACCTTGTTTTACCTTTGCTCGTAAACACCTCAAAGCCCCTTGCGTTGGGTGACGTTGCCGCATTGCCGTGGATGCTGAGGTACAACGAAGCCTCATAATTCTGGGCGTTAATATTTGCCTTTGCCACGCGCTTAGTCAAAGATACGTCCAAAACAGGATCGTAAACGCGGACAACGGAAAAGCCCCAGTCAATTAAATACTGCTCAATCTTTGCCGCAACTTCGCGGTTGAACACGCCTTCAAAGAACCACCCGTAACCGTGGAATTTTGCGTTATTATGCTGAGCGCACTTTGACGGGTAAGTCGTATAATTGTAAGGTAACTTTTTCTTTGCGTCAATGCCTCCATGACCCGCGTCAAGGAATACACAAAATTTAGATGCTTTCATATTTTTATATTTTTAAGGGCGATGCAAGTCAATGCACCGCCCTGTAAGCCGCATAAGGTAGCGAATCGTCTGCGCCTATAATTTGAATCCAATCAATGCGAAAGCCGCACCTACGATTGATAACTTAGGAGGTAAACTCACTGAAATCTCCTTTCCGGCACATTCTTTCGATGTCTCCTTAATCTTATCCCAAATTATTTGGGCAAGTTGGATATATTCTTTCCATGTGAACTTCACTTTGTTGCCCTCAAGATGAACGTTTATTTCACTTGCCAGCTCCGCAAAGTTCATTGAGTAACAAGCCACGTCACCCATTGGTGACTTTATCCCATCTGCATTTTTCAATGCCTCTTTTAAATTAGTCTGCATATTATTTATTTTAACGATTAAAAAAACGTGTGATTAAAACGCCAAGGTTTACGCCTGTTATGCGTTTAATATTTTCCGAAATAGAATAAAGCTCCACCGTTGCAATTAAAAAAGCTGCCATGTACGTAATATTGAAAGGAAGCGAAAAAGTATTTCTTGCACCCTCAAAAATCAGGATGCCACAAAAATAAACGACTATCTTTTCCATGGTGCGATAAAGTCCTTTGCTATTTATTTTTTGTTGCTCTTTCTTTGCTGCGAGGATTCCCGTAGCCATATCGGCAAAAACCACGAATACCGTAAATATCAAAAATCCTTTTATTGGTATGAAAAATGAAAATATCCAGCCGCAACAAATGGCATATGTTATTTTTTCCCATCCAAGATGCAAAAAGTTTATTAAGGTTGCTTTCATTTAGTTGGTTTTAACTGCCTCAAAATTACTTTACCATCCTGTGAAATATACCTATTTTTTGCCTCCTCCCAATATAAATCAATAAATTGCCCTAACACTGGATAACTAATTAATCTTATCGCAAACTTTGAAAATACAATGGCGTTCTTTGCCGTTGAACCTTCGACAATGTACCTGAATGCACTTGTATTTTTATTGTAATTAAAGTCAACAGCTAACGTTGTTCCAAGTGAAATTATTTGCCATTTGTTATCTGTGTAAAATGCCTCATTGTTTTTTAAAATGGTATCCAATGGATTTTTGCCCGTCAATTCTTGAATATTATTATTCTCCCTTATGGCTGCCGTTGTTTTCCTTCCGAAGTCATAATAAGCAATCACCTTGTCAGCAAAGTTATTTGCATTGTTTTCAAAACTTGTCATAGCACCATTATATAGTTGACTTGTATCACCAATAATGGAAGCCTTTTCGTAATACCCACCGTCAACGTAATCTGCACGGTAAATAAGGTAATAAGCATTGTCAATGATTTTGACGTATGATGTGTCAAAAGTTATTGATTGCGCGTTAAGCTGAGATATACAAAGCAATAAAAACAAAATCTTTTTCATGTTTATTTTTTTAAGTTTATTTAATTGCAAGCCAAAATATTTTAACGCTTTTACTTGCGGCTTCTGTTCCGTCGTAATTCCATGCTTGTACGGAAAAGGTTGTATCACTTTTAGTGTAAACCTCGTATATTATTTTTTCTGCTCCAGCTGAACCAGCCGAAGTTACCAATATACTTGTTGGCGTTGCTCCAAGTCCATGCGTCACGGTAAAGATTGCTGAGGGTGAGCCCGTGGTTGCAGTTGTTTCGCCCCTTGTCATTAACCCGGTTTGCGCAACCGTTGTAACCTCACCCACCACGTTACTTCCATTTTTTCCAAGTAAACTTGTCGGCGTTGCCGTTACCGTGTTTATTCTTACCTCACCATTAACATCAAGTGTCTTTGTGGGCGACGCATAACCAATGCCCACTCTGCTTGTTGAGGCATCCACGAAAAGCATGTTTGCGTTGGCTTCACTTTCCACGCGGAAGTCGGAATCAGTTGCGGCTTCATTGAACACGGCGGAGGAATTAACGGTAAGCGGTGCGGACAACGTCGTTGCGCCTGTGACACCGAGCGTGCCGCCGATTGTAGCACTATTTACAATAGTTAAGTTACCTGTTGGTGTTATAGTCATTCGATTTGTTCTTACCGTTCCAAATCCTGTAAGAAAATTTAAACTGCCAACATCAACTCCTACACCATCACCAGATGATTCAATAGATGCACCGTAATTTAAAAAACCGCCATTATTTGAAGAAAATATTAATTTTCCATAGCTTCCAACGTCTGCTGAAGATAATCTTAAAATTGAATTACTACTTTTAGAAACACCTAAATCACCGCTCAACGTTCCCCCTGTCAATGGCAAATACGTCGAAGCCGCCGTGCCCGTGCGCAAGTAATTTGTCAGCATGGAAGCCGTGTCAGATAAATTTAATTTAGCTGCAAATCTTGAAGTAAGGTTTAAAGAAGTTGTATCAGCATCTCGAAAGTAAGGCGTAAGCATCGAAGCCGTATCAGTTGTATTTAATTTAGCTGCAAATCTGGAAGTAAGATTTAAAGAAGTTGTATCAGCATCCCTGAAATACGGCGTAAGCATGGAAGCCGTGTCAAACCTTGTTACAAGGAAATTGGTATCAGCAAGTAAACTTGAAGCCGCAAGGGTCAACCCTGCGCCCAATGTCACCTGCCCCAAGTCACCGTCTGCATCTGCACCGACA